CTCGTGCGTTTTCCGTTTACTCGCCAGATTTGCCATTTTGCTCTGGAATTGCCATAAATGCCCGCCGATTGTTCTCTCTCATTAACAACGACTTACAGATATCGCTAAAAATAATTCTTGACGTGTTAGAGAATGCCTGATTAAAATCCATCTGGAAGAGAGACTAAGAAGAGCGTTTCATTCCACGTGACTATCATACGTGAGTTAGCGTAGCTGACGAGCGGAACAGCACAGCCCCTTGCAACCTCTGCGAATGCTCATACTGCGGAGCGTATAGCGTAGCAGGGACAGCATCTGACCCCATTAACGGCAGCGAATGCTCCCGTTAATATTATATACGCGTTGGCTTTATTCTATGGCATGAGGAATGGATTTCAGGGCTTATCATTCGATTTCATGGCTTATCCTTATCCCTTGGATATTTGACAACAACCCATAAGCTGGCCACTAGGTAACGTCGAGCTTGCATCTTTTCCGGCATGGATAGTCGCTGCCAGTGTAACTAAGAGCCGTTATTTGTCCTGCGGAATGGCTCGTTTGCTCGTGATCCAGCTTTTCTTGTCCTTGTGAATCCCTTGTATTTCCTAGGTTTGCGGCTTGTCCTGAAAGTATTTTCACTTTTTGTGAACTTTTTCTCGCCAATCGGGTTTTCGGGGTGTAGGTTCACCTCAGTTAGCTGATGCTAGCGACTGAGACAACGCCACACCAACCAATCCAATGACCGCAACAACATCCACATCCGCCCAAGAATACGTCGATTACTGCCTCGATAAACGCGACGAAGCCCGAGACAAGGCAATTTACTCAGCAGTTTACGGCGACCCGATTCAAGCAGGAAGAGACCTGTCATCGTTTCACGCAGCATGGGCATTACACGCTCAGGCTGTTGGCAATCTCGCCTAAACCCCACAAGCGGGTTCGATCCCCGCTTCACACACACACACAAACCATGAATTCCTCCATCTTCATCATTCCTGCCGTTTTCCTTTTCGCAATGGTCGCAATCTTCGGCTGGCGCAAAGCACCGGGGATTTTCCTTGGAATACTCGCCGCATGTGCCGTCATTTACTGCGCCGCCGCAATCATTCACGCTTGAACATATGAACGACAAACCAATCAATATATGCCCATGTTGCGCCGAGGTTAAGCCTTTGTGCCTACTCAAGACCGCTGACGGGCGGGAGTGGTTTAATGCAGCTTGCAAGCCTTGCTCAATGGCAATGGATGAACAAGACCGATGGACGTTCTTTCCCTATCTCAAATAATCCAAAAATAATCTTGCTTGCTGGCAATTTACAGCCATTCTCTTCACATCCAAGCGTGACCCGCGAAGCAGGGCGGCTCTTACAAATCAGGACAAGCGCGGCCCGCGAAGCAGGGCAACTCTCACACCTAAAAAACAAACTACGATGAACACGATCAATTCCGAAATCACCGCCCGCATTCAAGCCACAAGCCCGCGCTCAGCATGGAGCCGGGGCGTCAATCTTTACGCTTTAGAGCTACTTGAAAGCCTCGAGTCGGACTATACGCCTGCCGCCTTGCTTAATGGCGCGGAAAACTGGCGGGCTTTCTCCCATGGCGGCTGCGCTCTTATTTATGACGCCGACATTGCCGAGCGGCTTTGCAGCCCTTCTGAGCTTAAGCGCAATAAAGGCGGTGATCTTCCCCCGAATGCAGGCGAGACGTGGCTAGACTGCCAAGCACGCGCCTTGACACAAGCTGCCCGCCTTATCGCCAAGCTTTCCCGCTAAACCTCAAACAAAACTAAATCATGACAAATCAAAAACAAGTCCGCGCATCGTTTTGGGAATCATTCCCCCACCTTGAAAAGCACGCCTTGAAATGGGGAATTAAAACAGCTCCGCAAAATAGACACAACGCCGAAACAAGGACCGCTTTTGTGGATTTCGTGGATTATCTGCAAAAGAGCGAGCAAATCACCGAAAGCCTCGCCAATCGCGCCACGCTCTAAATTCAATCCGGCGAGGTTCGACCCCTCGACAACTTCTAACCAACCAATTAAGATGAAAACACTGACCACTATCACCTGCATCGCCGGAAACACTGAGCGTCAACACTCGTTCATCCGCGCATATTCTGCGAAAAAGCCGACCTACGCTGGAGCCGCCCGCATGGTCGCCGCCAAGCTCAATGCTGACAACGACTCAAACGGCGAGTATCCAATGCTGAAACCGTCTGACATCAGCGTTTCCCGCATCGAGATCTGCGACTACCAAACCCGCTAACCAAACCGAACCAACACGACAATGAAACACACACACACACAGGGAGAATGGACAAAATTGGGATGCACGGTTTACGCCGGAGAAACCATGATAGCGGGAACCTACTGCGAGGGAAACCGAACATTGCACCCGATCATTTTTGAGAAGGACATCGTGCCGGATTCGATGGCGATACATGGCAACGGATGGGACGAGGCTGGGGCAAATGCCCGCCTTATTTCCGCCGCTCCTAATTTACTAGAGGCTTTGCAAATGCTCTTGCCGCAGGAACCACGGGAAGCAGACAGCTACGACCGTGCAATGTGGGACAACGCCAGAGACGCAATCGCCAAGGCAATCGGAAAGGGGCAAGCATGAAATTTGCCTGCTCACGATGCGGAAGCCGCCACTGGCCCGATCCTGAGAGTTCTTGCCCGCTATGCAATGACGGGAGGGAGGAGCCATGCAAAGACCCTGAAGACCCCTTGTGGGCGCGAGAACAGGCCCTTGAGAGGTTTACCCGTGAGGGGTGCTGGTTTACTTCCGCGCAAAGATGGTGGGAGCAGATCGACAAGCAAACGGACGAGCCGCAAACGCCGGAAACAATGGCCGAAAGGCTGGCTTGGTTGCACAGCGAGGCTTGCCGGGACGCATGGGAGGACATGGAACAGTCACCTTCGCATTTCGCATGGGCGGACGCTTGCGCACTCGCAGGCTTTGACCTTTGCAAACATTACAGAAAACCAAACCAATAGAAAACAAAACGATGAGAACACACAAATCAGATAGCGTTAATCAATACGGGCAAAACGACACGACCCTGTGCATCACCCGCGCAGAATGGCGACGGAAGCACGACGTTACAAAAAAGGACGTCACGCTGTTTATCGGTGCTGCATACGGCGAAGTCAGCCGGAAGTTCGCCGCTGGCATCCTGCGCCAATTCCGCAAAGACAAAACCGAGAGGGGGACTAAATGATCGTGGATTTTGACCTCCTCGTCAGGGAAACTGCGGACGTTTTCGGAGTCACTCCAGAGGACATTCTAGGACCAAAGCGGACAAAGCACGTTTCAATGGCTCGGCACGTCGTCATGGCCTGCTGGGCCGACCATCACCCGTATCAGGACACGGCGAACCGTTGCAACCGGACTTGTCACAGCACCGTGATCTGGGCGCGGCAAAGAATCTTGAATGAGGCTGAAATGGACGTTTCCTTCGCCAAGATGCTTGCTGCTATCTCCAACCGCTGCCAATACGGGGCGGAACCCGAAGAAAAAGCAAAAGAAATTGAAATTTGCGCTTGAACCCGGATCGAACCCGGCTAAAACGAACACGCATTCAGCACCAAACAAACCAAAAACATGAAGATTACCATCGAACCAACAGAAGACCATGGCCGCAAAATCGAAAGGCAAAACCCCAAGGTTGAAATCTGGATTCCGGGAGACGATCACACACTAGAAGAGGTTGTCGAGCATCTCGTCGTCCCCGCTTTGAAAGCGTTCGGATACGGCATCTCAGACGGCCAAATCGTCGTGAACGAATACGAAGCGTAAACCATCAGCACAAACAAAACGAAAACATGACAGCAACACCAAAAACAAACGAAGCGATTGCGGCGCACGAACCGCAAAGCATGGCACTAGCGCAGGTCAGCGCAGAAACTCAAGCCTTTGAGCTTATCCAACGGCAAGCCATGATGCTTTCCAAATCCACGCTAGTCCCCAAAGATTTCGCCGGAAACGTAGCAAACTGCGCGATTGCCTTGAACGTAGCAAAGCGAACGCGCCTTGACCCATTGATGGTCACGCAAAACCTCGCAATCATTCACGGACGGCCATCATGGAGCGCAACGGCACTCATTGGAATGATTAACGCATCCGGCAAGTTCTCGCCCCTTCGCTTTGTCATGGACGACGATGACGCTCCTTCCTCTTGCTACGCTGTTGCAAAGGACAAAGACAGCGGCGAGGAGCTGAAAGGAGAGAAGATCACCCTCGAAATGGCCAAGAAAGAAGGCTGGTCAACTAAGAATGGCTCGAAATGGCTGACGATGCCGGGGCAGATGCTCCGATACCGTGCAGCGAGCTTCTGGAGCCGTGCATACGCCTCCGATATGTCCCTTGGCATGTATACGCAAGACGAAGTTAGGGACTTTGCGGAACCGCCAAGGAACGTAACTCCTGCAAAAGTCAACCCGTTCATCGAGGAGCCCGTAGAGACGCAGGAAATCGAGGCGGAAATCGTGGAACCCGTAGAAGTCGAAGTTATTCCCGAAACAAAGAAGCAGCCAGTAAAGGCCCACGTTGACAAGATCGCACAAGCATTTGAAGCAATGGCGAAGGAGGTGGAGCCGTGAGAGTCACACACACACCGTTTAAGACAAGAACCCGCGCAGTCGGAAGCGACCTCGAAATGACTATCGCATTGTTGGGCGCACTGAAGAACCCGAACAAAAGCGCGTTCAGCAAACTAGGCAAGATCGCCACAACCCTCACAAAGCTATTCAAATGAAAATCGAACAAGGACTAGGCAAAACGTATTACGAGCGCACAGCGACCCCTTCAGACCCCAAAGCGGGGCCAGTGTCGAAGTCTCTACTCTGGGATTTCAACAAGTCTCCCTTCAAATGGCGGCACAGCAAACCAAGAGAGGCATCGAAGGCAATGGATCTTGGGACGCTGATTCATGCCGCGACTCTGGAGCCGGAGACGGTAGAGCAAATCATTGCAATCTCTCCCTACGCCGACTTCCGCACAAAAGAAGCCCGCGAGTGGAAAGCCGAACAAGCTGACTCTGGCAAAATCATAACGTCAAGAGATGAAATAGACAAGGCACTCTCCATTGCCGAGGCCGTCACGGATGAATATCACTTGCAATTCGATGCAAAATACAAAACCGAGGTGGCTGTTTTTGGCAAGATTGGAGTTACCGAGGTAAAGGGGCTTATCGACATCGTTCCTGATGGCCTTGATTGCCTGATGGATCTCAAGACGACCGGAGAAATTGGAAGCCTAGAATCCCTCCAGCGGGTCATAGTCAACCGGGGCTATCACTGGCAAGCGGCACTCTATCTCGACCTCTGGAACGCAGCAGCAAACGAGAAACGGACAAGGTTTATCTTCTGCTTCGTGGAGGTCGATTCGCCGCATGAAACCGCATGGGTAGAATTATCCGAGAATTTGCTTGATATCGGTCGGGCCGGATATATGAACGCCTTAGCTAAGTGGCAAACCTGCATCGCGACGAACCACTGGCCGAAACAAATCGAAGGAATCCAAACAATCGAAACACCGAAATACATCACACAATGAAACAAACAATTGATATCAGCATCGACGTTAGCAAGATCGACAAGACGGCTCTTTACGAGTCTCCAAAGACAGGGAAAAAATACCTCAGTATGTCGCTACTCATTCGGGAGGAGAAAGACAAATACGGGAACGACGGCTTCATCGTCCAGAAGATCAGCCAAGCGCGGAAAGCTGCTGGTGAGCGCGGGGCAATTCTTGGCAATGGCAAAATCATGGACTGGGACGCCCCAAAGCAAAGCTCACACGGCGAAGCCAAGTCCAACGGATACGCTCCTCAAGCAAATGCTCAGGACGATGACGATTTGGATTGTATCCCTTTTTAGAACGGGGCGATAATAATTGACAAATCCTCTCGTTTTGATTACCTTGTCGGCACATGAAAAAATGTTTTAAATGTAACGCAATGAAGGATTTGTCAGATTTTTATCCACACAAAAAAATGCCTGACGGCCACTTAAATAAATGCAAAGAATGTAATCGCAAAGATTCGGCATTGCAACTTGAGAAAAACAAACTAAGTCCAGAATGGGTAGAAAAAGAAAGAGAGAGGGTAAGAAAAAAACAATTGGCAAAAAAAGGTCATCCCAAAACATTGATCTACGCGGAGGTTAAGCGAAGGATTCTCAGCGGTGAACTAATCAGAAAGCCATGCGAAGTTTGCGGAAAAGAAAAATCACAAGGACACCATGAAGATTACTCAAAACCTTTAGACGTAATTTGGCTTTGCGTTCGTCATCATCAAGATAGACACATCCACCTGAGAAACGCAAAAACACTAAATCAGGAACCAATGGCAATTAACTATTTCATCAAATCATTACAAGTAACATTATGACAACAGACCAGACAACCTTAACACAACAAGCCAATTAAATGGAAATTGAAATCCTAACGCCAGTTGACGCGCACAAAAGCGGATACCTGTCATTGACTACACCTTACAACCAAGAAAACCCTCAAGATGTTGAGTGGATGCGAACGGTGTTGCACGACCTCAAGGGTTGCAAAATCGTTCTAGTCGAAGTGGTTGGTGGCCTTGAGGTAGCGCGTCACAAATCCGAAATGATCCTCGCAGGACAACGAGTATGAGCGACCTATTCCCAGAAACAGGAGGCAACTTGTCCCCTCGCCTCAAGTGGCAAGAGGAGAAGCGCATCAAGACGCTGAGACGAGCAGACGGGAAGTGGGTCGCGTTCAAGTCCGAGACCAGCCATAGCTTCACCGACGAGGTTGAGCTAGACGCAGTAATCGGACTCGCAAAGAAACTAAAACTCAAGTTATGGAATCAATGACAACAATCGGAATCGACCCCGGCAAATCCGGCGGCATCGCGTGGATTCAGGATGGGAAAGCCTGCGTCGAAAAGATGCCGGACACCTTGCAAGACCTGTGGGAATTGTTACGCGATATAGCCGCCGAGGGGCGTTGCAAAGCATACCTTGAGCAAATCCATAGCAGTCCTCAGATGGGTGTTGTCTCAAGTTTCACCTTTGGCAATGGATTCGGACACTTGGAGATGGCGTTAACCGCTGCTGGAATCCCGTTTGAGCGAGTCAGACCGCAAGTCTGGCAGAAAGCAATGGGGTGCATGACGAAGGGCGACAAGAACGTGTCGAAACGTAAGGCACAGGAACTATTCCCAAGCATTAAGGTGAATCATTATGTCGCTGACTCCCTGCTAATTGCTTCTTACGGAACCAAACAGCCATGAGACAAATCAACCCAACCGGATTCGCATACAAGGAAGCTGAAACTCGTCTTAGCGGGCGGGAATACGCACAAGCACTTGATCGCAGAAAACAAAAGGAGATCGACTCTTGGGCGGCTGAATCGCATACTGTCATGGAGCTTGTAGGGGGCGAACCAACCGGACTCATCAAAGAGATGCTTGGGACGGCTATGTTCGACCAGAACGCAAACGCACTGGCGATCTACCTGCAAGAAATGGGCAACTGGGATGCTCTTGGGAACGAACCAAAACCAAGGCTTCGCGAGTTTGTGACCCCCAGCAAATTCAAAAAACTTGTTTACAGGGAGAAGAAACAAAACAATAAACAATAAACGAAATGACAACAATTGACAGAAATCCAGACATCTTCTTCAACGAGGAGGAACCATACACGGCCCAGATACCAAAAGGCTACAAGGTCATCGAGGGGAAGAACCTAATGCACACAGCGAGGTCAGCGAAGATCCCGTTTGGAGTTGCCAGTATTATCAACAAGGTGACTCACAACTCAAGGCCGCAAACCGTTGGCTTGGTAATACGAGACGCTGACATTGAGCGATTCGATGCAGCGATCAAAAAGAAGCTCGCAAGGAAACTAGCCGAAAGCAAATAATGAGCGCAATAAGCATCGTAACACTGTTGCTGATATGGATCTTTGTAGGATTGATCCTAGCTGCCCTGTGGCATGTAATTATCAGCGAAAACGACGACAACTACCCGAAACCATAATGAACAAAGAAATTGAAATCAAAGGCCACTACGGAACGCACACAGTAACCGCGATCAAAGTCTCGGACGGAGTTTACCGTCTGGCGTTAGTTAACAACTCTTGTAGGTTCGGCGGATTTGCGGATGGCATCTCAGAGGGCTTGAGCTTCATTGACCCTTCTGGTGGACCACTAATCGCCCACGGCTCCCTTGCCAGCCAGTATCACGTCGATCTCCCCAACCTTAAGATCAAGAAACTGGAAAGCAGGATGGACGAGGGCTTGACTATGCACCTTGAGTCCATCGACGACGATCTTGATGAGCCTTTGGGCGAAGCGTGCAGGCTCGATGACCCCGAATGCGAAAGCTGCCAATAAGTTATGAGCGGACTAGATGGACTAGGGTGGCCTAACCCCGAAGATGAACCAAAACCAAAAACTATAAACGACACACCAGAAACAGACGCTGAAGTCAACGAACTGAAAAGCGCGACAACCTACAATATGGTTTGGGCTGAATTTGCCCGTAAGCTAGAACGCGAACGGGACGAGGCACGGGCAGATGCGGAAAAGGCAAAGGCCTACAAAAAAGTGTTAAAAACAACAAATGCAAATCTAAAGCGTGAACGGGACGAGGCAGTCAACAACTACGAGACGGCTCAATTATTATCTGTCCGAGTTGGAGAGCAGCGGGATGCTGTAACACTCAGATTAGGCGAAACGCAAGAACGCATGATTGATGCGGAGAGGCAGCGCGACAGGCTGGCTGAGGCTGTTAATGCGGCAACTGTTCTGATCGTTGCGAAGGGTCGGCACAACACCATGCTGGCATACGAAGGATTGAGGAAAGCCCTCACCGCCCTCAACCAACCATAATCTATGAATACACCACACGACCACGACCACAACGATATGACACCGCTAGACCACGCGCTAGCGCACAACAAACAGCTAATCGAACAGCTTGAAGAAGTAAAATCAGACTTGGAGTTTCGCCGAGATCTTTACGCTCTCCAGACGAAGCAACTGGAGAAAGCTTGGAGGGATCTTGTTGCTGTAACTAAGGACAGAAACCTTTGGAAAGCCGAGACAAAACGCTGGCGCGACATGTATATTGAATATGATGAGATGCTTGAGGGCGACCTCGAGAAAGCCAAGAAGCGCATTACGAACGTCATCTCTAAAATCAAATCTCTGGAGAAAGAAATGAACGACGAAAAATACTAAAACATGAAACCTAATTACTACCAAATCATCAAGGAATGCGTTGAAACAGGAACCCGCCACGGAGTGTCCCGAGCGCACAAACACACGGACGATCCACCGTATGACGTTATTGAAACCTGCGTCGAGGACGCTATCATGCTTGAACTAACCAACAAATTCAACTTCGCCGCTAGCGAGGACCAACTTAACTACCAAAAATTATGAAAAAGAGCGTAATCGAAAAACTGGAATCATGGCTGCTGCGGGGATACGGAATCACTCAACTACAAGCCCTTGAGAAATGGGGCTGCATGAGGTTGTCTGCACGGATCAACGAGCTTCGCAAGATCGGAGTGCCTGTCATCACGCATACCATCAAGCAAAACGGCAAGAGCTTCGCCAAATACCAAATCATCAAGCTCCACAACTCGCAATGAGCGCAGGAAAAGGTGACACGCCAAGACCCGTTGATGCGAAACGCTACGGGGAAAACTACGACAACATATTCAGAAAGTGGCAAACTACACCAAAGACAACGGATTCAGAATCATCGCAGGAAGACCAAGACACAAACCTTGGGAGCAACGAGTTACCGCCACATTTCGACTGACCTACGAGACTTACCAGCGAATCCAGAGGCTTGCCAAGAGGGAGGGGATTATTTCCTCAAAAGCACTGGAATTGCTGGTAAGGACGGCGGAATCAGAGAAGATTGAGCCGACGAAGGTGGTTGACTACACGAAGATCCACCACAAAAGCAGTTACTCCTGCTCCAACATACTAGACAAACACTTCAAGGACTAAAAACGATGAGACTACTAAAAGGATTCCCAAGCCGCTACAAGGACGCCCCAGAAGCCACCGGAGACGACTGGTGGACACATTACCGCCTAGCCCTCGCTACGGTCGATTCTGGGGGCATCGTGGTGATGTATGGGGCGCACGGGACGGGCAAGACGCGCATGGCATACGAGGTTGCTCGAAAATGCACCCCGAAGGACGCAACAGTGGGTATTGGAGGGGTAGGGTGGACTACCGCCAAGCGTGACAGGCCAGCGATCTACACGACTGCCGTTGGGCTATTCCGTGATATACGCGGGACATACTCGAAAGATGCCGACGCCTCCGAGGCGCAAGTTATCAAGGCGCACACGGATGCCGGGTTACTAGTCATAGACGAAATGCAGGAGCGCGGTAAAACAGAGTTTGAGGATAGGGAACTGACCTCGATTATTGACGAGAGATACGCTCACGAACGGCCAACCATCCTGATTACGAACTATACTAGGGAGAAGCTAGCCGCTTCATTGTCCCCAGCTGTTCTGGACCGTATTCGTGAGAATGGATGCGGACTAAACTTCAACTGGACAAGTTTCCGAAAGCAGGGTAGTCTTTGACTTCTTTCAGGCTGCTCTTGGCCCCACGCTTGGCCCGTCGTGGATCGCTTCAGCCGAAACAGTAAGGATTCCAACCCCGAACTGAGTTAACGGGCCTTCACTTTCCGTTCCGTTTCCCCGATGGCGACCATAGTCTAGAGGTAGCTACTAGACCTAGGAACACGCGCCTGACGGGAGCGGCTCGGACCACTCACGCCTTCCGATACAAGGTGTAGCTGCTTCCGTCCATGCTAAATGGCCTTTTTGTCAGCATCCCCTCGGTAACCATCCTATTTAGTCTGGAGGATGCAGCAGCCCTTGAATTGCCTCCACCAGCCTTCATGAATTCAGCACAGGTGAATTCATCGGCGTGACGAGGTTCGCCAACAGTTTGGGCAATCGCCCATTCAATCCCGGTCAGTGCCTTTTCCGTTTTTGTGTTTTTCATAAGATTCCCATTGGGCTGATCCAGTCTCCCCCTTCTTTGATAACGTGCCAAGCATGCCAAGAGCCAGTCTTGTCATTGATCATGCCGTAGATGAACCCTTGCCGCCAGCCCATCTTTGACGAGTAGCGGTCGGCGTAGTGCATTTTCTCGATGTCACCGATACACCCGGAGGACATACTGAGTCCACCGTCAGCGTGAGTTGCAACGTAGGTGTCGGGTTTGTGGACGTGGCCGTGAATGCAGCTACCCCAGTCAGCATGATGCAGCTTGGCGGGACTCACGTTTGACGAGCGGAAGCCGTGAATGAACTTAGGACCACCTTCAGGCAGCTTCAAGTATTTGCCAATGACGTATGGAACCCAAGTGATCTTGCGGCGTTTGAACTCAATCTCAGTAGCCTTGACGAGATCCGCGCAATGCTCACGAAGGACGCCGTTATTGTTGTCCCGTGCGATCTGCCAGATGCGATCATCGTGATTCCCCAGCGTGAGCAGGTTTGGCTTATACTCATCCAAGAATCGAATCCCGGCGTTGTAGTCCTCGGAGATGCCCCCGGCCTTGTCCTCTGGGCTAGCCCCGCCACGCAGCGGAGAGAAGTCCCACAAGTCGCCACCGTGGATTCGGTAATGCGGTTTGAAGTCGTCAGCAAACTTCAGAAGTTTCTTTGCGGACTCGTTATGAATCAAATCTCCGTGAGAATCAGCACAATAGAGGAATCGTTTGAATGCCATGTTTTCTTGAGTTAGTCTAAGTAGCCCATGACTCCGTGAGCGATAGCCCTTGCAATGTCAAGTTTTTTGCTTGTCATCAAGGACCAGTCTTTTGGGCTGCTTCCAAAACCAACCTCGCAGATGACCGCTGGGCAGTGCGTCCCAGAGAGGAACTCAGAACCACGATCACCTTGGAAGCGGGGCTTTGCACCTCTGGCTTTTATCTCTCCAACTCCCAAGCACATCTCATCGTGGATGCTTTTAGCCAACGCCTTTCCGTTGCTGCTGGCACTCCAGTAAAGCCACTCATGGCCGTTGGCCTTTGGGTCGTCAGAAGAGTTGAAATGTAACTCGATTGCGAGAGTTGCCCCGTAGTCCTTGAGCGTCTTAGCCAGCCACCTCTGAGCAGATCCGTAGCTCGTTCCGTTGTATTTGGATATCTCAACCGTGTCGACTGCTCGTTCTCCAAGCTCGTCCACGATCATCTCACCTAGTTGTCGATTGTAGCTCCACTCAGACTCTCCTCCAACGGATACGGCCCCACCTTCGATGCGCCCCTTGACGCTGCGAGAGTGACCAATGCAAATAGCTACAAGTTGTCCCATGTCAGTATCGTATTAGAATGTAAATAATCCACACCGACGTGAGGACCATTAAGGCAAGAAGCCCGGACCAGCATGAAGGAGTGCGAGGCTGCTCCATGCTAGCAAGGAGGTTACTTGGAGGAGTGGATCGTGATGGCCCGTGCAGCCTCTTCCGCATCAAGCGCGAAAGTCTTTGTCCCGTCTGGCAAGATGCTCATGGAGCAACTAGCAAGGAAGCAAGTTGAGATCAAGATTACAATCGTTGCGGTGATTTTCATAGGTTGGTATTTGCGTTCACCACTTCTTAATCAATTTCAGCAAAGAAAGCAAGCCTACAATTATACCCAAAGAAAGCGAGGTCAACCGCATCCCAAACTCCAGTTGTTCTTGAAACGATGTAACAAGCCCCAGAGCGGGTGCAGCAGTGCCAACGATGCCGTGCAGGAAGTCCCTGCCCTGATCCGCTGTCACTTGTCGTCCCCAGCTTTGATTAGGCCAACTCCTGCGGTCACGGCGGCAAATGCGCCAATAAAGTCAGGTGCGCTACCATTAAGTAGCTGAATGCCAACATTAGACAATGTGGCGACGATAGTAAGGATTCCTAGTGCGGTAGTTTTCATGGTTGTTCTTGAATTATATTGGATACGGGGAGATCAATACGCGCTTCCAATCCGCCGAGGCTGGCGATAAGCTGCGCGAACTCCGGGAAATCCTGCGGGGTCTGTATGGGATTGCCGCGAAGTGGGGTGGTAATGATTTCGTCGTCTGCCGGAATGAATGATTGCCCAGCATACTCACCAGAATAGATCGGAATACCAACAAGAAGCCAAAACACGGGTAAACCACGCGATGTTTGAGCGTCACGAATCGCCTGCGTTACGGCAGCGGATGTATCTGGAGTGGTAATGAATCCAATCATGGAAGTGTTAATCCGGTGCAGGTTTCCCAAAGTGTTTTTAAGTTTATGGTGAACGCTTCAGCGTTCGCCTGAGACATACCTTCAGTCATTCCTGCGACACCGAGTCTAGCTGTGGCCGAAGTGTAGTTTCCAACCGTTCCATTGTTATTATGAGCAAACCAACACATCGGAATTGTTGAGTTTAATGCTGAACTTGTATTGGATTGATTTTGCGAAAGAAGAGTTGAACTTTGGCGTAAAATAACAAATCGGTTGGTGCTTGTGTCTCTCCCGAGGAACTGGATTCCACGCTGATCACCTGCCGTGAAGATAGAGGTAAAAGAGCCTTGATTTGGACCAAAGAAAGAGAATCGAGAAGCTTCTGCCGCTCCACCTGAAAGCCTCGCTCTTGTGCCTCCATCAACATTTTGAGCGCCGAAATAAGAATTGCTGTTGACTAAAAGCAAAGAAGTTAACGCCGTGTAGAGCGCATAAACACCTGTTCCATTCAACGTGCATCCTGCACCACCGGGACTAACATTTGACAGAAAATGCCCAGATGTTCCGTTTGTGGTTACATAGCCAGCCGTATGTGTCACGCCACCCACGAAGCTGCCGCTTGTCAATCCAACCATGTCGATTGCGTTGGGTGATGCCACACCCCAGACTGGAAGATAAAGACGCTTCTGCATCGTCCAGCGTGATTCAGCCTTTTCAGTTTTCACAAAAGCATTGATCGCATTCCGTTGCGTTGCAGTAACGGTTGCCCCAGCCGCGACAACTGCGTCGATATATGACTTGGCATTTGGATCTAGTCCAGTAACGCCAATGCCATTAAGCATATTTCCAAGAGCGTATTTCATCAGTAGCGCATTTGCATGTTCGCGTTAGTAAAGATGCGGCTGGAAACTAGTCCGCTTGTATGGTTTTCGTCAAGTCGGATCAATTCTTCTTGCAGCAGCATATCCGCTTCCTGATCGGCAAGTGCAGACTTCTCTTGTTGTCCTTCAGCACGAAGGTAGTCAGAGTATGTCCCATGAGCCATGTATTGATACCACTCAGAAGGAATGGCGGATACTTCCGCGCCTGTGTCACCGTAAGTGTCAACAAGTTGTGCTTTGTAAGTAACAAACGCCTCAGTTGGATTCAAGTCGCCGCACACAAGTGTTGCCCCGCTGGACGTGACCATGATGTCATACTCTTGAACTGACGACGCAATGTATGGAGCTTGCTTGTAAACACGCAAAAACGTGTCGATCGAGGAAAGCCCAGACTCTGAATATGGAATTACAGAGCTTGAAACAACACGCTCTTCGCCAATCTTGAGGAACCTTGTCCAGTAGTTGCTTGAACGGTAAGCCCTCAATGCGCGGCGGTTAATCAAAGCCTTGATTCGTGGAGTTTCAATAGACGCAAACACTACTCCGCAAAGTGCTTGGATAAGCGCAAACAATTCAGCGTATGTCTTGGTTTGCATATTAAATGTTTCCTGCTCTCAGGTGTGACTGGGACTTGAAAAAATCACGGACAAATGAACGGTCGTCCCAACATTCGGAACCGTATTTGTTTGCAATGTTGAGATACTCGTATTGAGGAATAGCCCCGATTGGTTTACCCAACGTGGACTTGGCTTCCCTCATAGCCCTTGCTTCAGCAGCCGCTTCAATCTCGCGCTTGTTCTGGAGTGCTTCTTTGAACTTGCGCCCAGAGCATAACTCTTTGACCAGAGCGTCGGTAATAGCGTCTTCGCAAATCATTGGAAAGAAAAGGGAAGGGGCGACGTTTTAAGCCACCCCCTCCCCAATTAGGATTTAGGCATTTGAGGCAAGTGCGCCAAGATCAAGGATCGTGAGGCCAATGAACCACTCGCCCGCAGTAACGGTTCCAGTGAAGTTGCATTCGATCAGGATCGGCACAGCGGAAGCCGTGTCATTGATGGCGTAACCAGCAGCCGTGTTAATAAGGACATCGCCCGTATTAAATGCAGCTTTGGTCAGGCCATCGAGGTCGAGTGCGTTGATGTAGTCATCTGGATCAGCACCAGTGGTTCCAACATCCAACGTCAAGTCAGTGGAGGTTCCAGCGGAAGTGACAAGCTCAAACACAGCAGCACCAGTCACAACGCCACCCGGAGGAAGCAAGGCAATGGTCTTTTGGACACCAGTGGTAAGAGATGTAATCTCGGCAGCGGTGAGTTTGTAAACGTCGGTGAACCCGTTGAATCGTTCTTGTTGTGCAACTTTCATATATTTATTTTATGATTAAGGATTAGTAAGCAATCTTGCCGTGCGCCTGCGGGTGCTTGACGCAGAGAGTGCCAGCAACGTCAACGTAGCCACGCTCGCCGCCACCTTGGTTCTCAAGACGAGTGCCGCCCATTGGGATCAGGGTGTTAAAGCCAAGATACTTAGGGTTAAGGACGTAACCAACGTTGGTCGATGCGGTTGGCATACAGCTTGGGTTGCCGTTGATGATCTTCACGATACCGAAGTCGGAATCATAGAGGTTAACCGAAAGCGTGATTGCCTTGCTGGTCGCGTCTTGATTGACATGGTAGGTAACGCCAGCACTCGCAGGTTGAGCGCGGGTGAAGCCGCTGATAACTTGGCGAAGAGCCGTGTTGGCAACGAGCGTCAGGCTGTTCATTTCGCCATTCTTACTGAAGATCGAACCCAACATGGTGTTGAAGGTCGACTCGGTAACAGTGGCCGCAAGGATCGAACCGGAAGGGGTGCGATAATCAGCAGGAACAGCATTGGTGGCTTGGGCGGTGGACTGAATCCACTTGCCAAGGCCGCGCATACCGTAAGGAGTGCCAGCACCGTTTTCGACAGTCATTTCGTTGTCGGAAGCAATGGTAGCTTCGATGTCACGCTTGATTTCACGCATCGACTTTGCTTCGGCTTGAGCGACGTTGGCAGGACCAACGCTGGTAACAGCTTGTTGCAGGTTCGACACAAGGTAATCGCGGCGCATCAGTTGGATGTAGTTACCCAGACGAGCGCGGTCAGCAAACTTGTCGCTGAACGAGGTAACGTCGGAACCTTCGGAAATACCAGTCGTAACTGGGGATGCGAGGGAATCAACGGTCCACTCGGTGAACGTCGAAGCGGCCTTGCCTTTGGAGCAAAGCGACAGGATTGGGGTTTCTTCTGGAGCAAGGATAGCAAGTTCGTTGCTGAGATCCTCACGGTTGGAGATTGCGGAACCCTTGCCAGTTTTGGCTTGGGGCGCATTTGGTTGATAAGTAGCACTAATTGGCATGATATTTGATATTTAGAAGTTATTTGAATTTAGCGATTCTGGCAGCAATCCATTCTTCCGGGCTACCACTTCTTTCAAAGCGGTTATACGCATCTCCTACCTTAGCCTTTGCGGGGGAAGAAGACTTCGCTGCACCAGCACCGTATGGGGTCGAAGATGGATTTACCTTCAACTTACTTCCCATCGCTGATTGCGTCTTGATCTTCTTGTTTCCGTAAATGGAACGAGAGGCGTGAGCCAAGATGTATTCAATTTGGAATCCGATTTCTGGGACTTGCGCTTTAATGCGGTCGATCAACGGGTCCGACACCAGGGCCTTGTAGCTTTTCCCAATCTCGGACTCTTCGTCTTGGATCTCGGGAACTTCACTCTTAGCTGCCTCTGAATACTGCTTGGACATCTCCTCATACTGAGCAATCTTAATAAGATGCTGTTGCTGGGCGGGGATGTATTTGGTCAGTGCTTCTCGGGCATTCCGGTTTGCTTTCCGAATTTGCTTTTTACTGAACTCTTTGTCGCCAACTACGATGATATCGTCAGGACCATAATCTTCATGTTCCTCTAGGATTTCATCAGTAGTCTCAAGCGTCCGTTCAAGCTCGTCATACTTTCCTTTGAGTGCTTCAAACGAAGCAACTTCTCGGAAAGGATTCTCGTCTTGAGGGACAACTTTGGCTTGTGACTGAGGCTGCGATTGAATCTTTTCCTCAAGGGCTTTTTTCTGCGCCGTCAATTCCCCAATTCGTTGGAGGAGGCGAGACTTACCCTTTTTGGCTAAAGATTGAATCTGCTCAGTCGTAAGAGACAGCAGGTCAATTTCGGACTCTTCTTCGGCTTCCTCCTCGGATTCATCTTCGGTTTCTTCTTCCGATTCTGGCGACTCCTCGTCTTCTAGACTGGCAGGCTCTTCGTCAGCTTCGGCAGATTCCTCAGACTCTTCTTCGGGTTCTTCCTCTGGAGAGGTTTGGCGGGCCACACGTTGAGCTACAAGCTCCTCGAATGACAAATTAGACACCGATTCAATAGCTTCGGCGGTAGCTTCTGGATTACTCATAATGTTTGTTTAGAACGCCATTTACGCTCGGCGGTGCGTGTTCGTGAAGAATCAACACTATAATCATTAGTATGTCAAGCAGTTTAGTAAGGTATGAAAACAACGTCAAAATATCAAAGTTTTTACTTGAAACATCTTGCTTTGAGTGCATCTTGTCCCCGCACACCAACACACAGCAATGAAAGCAAAAACAAAAAAGAAAGTCCTGAGCCGTCACGAAAAAATTGATTTGGCCATTGAAGCCATGAATCGCGCTATGAGCCAATTTGAACAGACTGGTTTTTCACTTACCTCGGAAGACCTTGGTCCGCTTTACGTTGCTTACAGCGACGAGGATGACGCATTATACATCTCGGCTAGAAATATAGAAGAAGGGTGGGTTTTGTCGTTCAATGATCTTACCAACCAACTTGTTTACGGGTTGGAAAATAGCGATAACGATCATGACGATCTTGTTAATTTCTCAGCATTACTAGTAGCGAATTTGCGTAAAGTGGCGGACGATATCGAACGTCGCATTAAGGATTTTGCAAATGAATTACAGTAAGGGCTAAACTATGAACGATTTAAGACCCGCTAAAACAGGATGGGAGAGGCTTGGTCGAATGACTAAGCACGAACTTATCCATGAAATCAAACGTCTTGACGAGGTCATCTGCGTTGCGGCTCGTAGGCTTGACGCGCACAAAAAAGAGGCCGCAGGGAAAACGAAAACCCTACGACCTCTAGTATGACACAAACCACAAAACACGCATTAGCGCACGGCAACTAAAACACGAAGTTGAAAACTATGTCAACTATTTTCAACTTCCAGCAACGACAGCAACTCGTCCAGTGTGGAAACACTTCCGACGATTTTCATAACTTCGTTAGGCTCAACGCATTGGCGAAGGTCAGCAAAGAAACGCTCACGCTCGTCTCGGACAAATTGCACGATAGCCTTGAACTCGTCACGATCAGAGAGGGATTCAACAGCTTGTTGGATGGTTGGCTTAGGTAGTGGGGTCATATTATTACTTACGCTTTTTGATTCCAGCTTCGGACATTGCGATTGCGACCGCTTGTTTCCGATTTTTCGCCAATGGGGCCTTCTTTGGTCCTTTAGGATTCACTCCTGCATGAAGAGTCCCAGCCTTATATTCACCCATGACTTTCGCCACTTTGGCCTGTTTAGCGGCTTTTGTTTTTGGCTTTTTCATAGACTACTTGCGTTTAGCTTTTTTCTTAGGCATGCGGCCCATCTTGATTTCAATCTCGACGTAGCCCTTGCCTTTTTTGCCTTTGCCGTATTCTTTTTCTTCCTTGTGGCCGCAGCCATTTGATTTGTTTTTCATAGAGTTACTTCATTGATTTGCTTCCGCTACAACGCCATTTTTTACGAGACAGGCTGTTTGGTGAGTTCTTGTCGCTACGCCAGTCGCCTTTGATAGCATTGGATCGAGCGCAATAAGCATCGCCCTTAGCTGTTCCCGGACGAATCCTGTCACCACCGTCTGCGGCTTTACCAGCCTGCCCATACTTGACGGTCTTCTTGCGACCAGTGGAGGGATTGGTAACGACCTTCTTGAATCGCTTTTCCATTATTGTTGCATCCCTTGGGTAGTCACGCCGCCCATTTGAGCGGGGTTAGTTCCGATACGACCGATCTCAGCATTCTGCATCTGTTGCATCTGGAATTGATATTGCTCCATGTACTTCTGCAAGCGACCACCAAACGCTTCGTCGGACTGTGCGCGTTGCATGATGTCCGGTTGCTGGACATACGCTTGCACCATCTGCATGGCGATCTGTGCGCCGTTTGGTTGTGCCGGAACCTCGATACCAGCAAAGATCTTCGCAAGGTCGTCAGTGACGTTCTTGGCGACCTTTTGCTGGGCCTCCTCGACGGGTTGCAGAACGTAGTCCGCAAAGATCGGGTTGATGCTCGATGCGGTGAACTCAAGGAGTTTGTTGACATCTAGAACGCCATTGCGATCAAGTTGAACAAGCGATACCATGTTCTTGAGTTGCGTCTCCGCAGTCTCTGGGTCAGTGGTCAACGAGTCAAAGGACACCGTAATGCTAAAGTTTTCGTCGGGGCTACCCTTGGTCATCGTTTGAGGATTCGGGTTGCCAGTGACTTGGAAGAAAACCTCGTCCGGTCCCATGCGCTGATACAGCTTCCACGCCATCGTCAATACGTCGCGGACATGATCGAGGAACTTGCCAATGTAGAACTGTTGACGAGCAGCCGTGAGTGGGTTCGTAAGATCAAGCCCGACAGCGCGGTCTGCTTGCGCTCGCATAGACATCTCTGATTCAATGGAACCTTGGTCCATTTGCGGAACTGGCCCCCAAGCAATCTCGCCAAGACGACGATAAGGAACGCGACGGCCCGGACCCCAATCGGAAGGAGGACGGCCAGCAGGATGCATCAGCGGCGGCAAGGTAGCCAACGAAGCGCGGTCGATCCGGCTGTCACGCTCGGTCTTGATCTGCATCTGCGGACCACGGAGAATGTCGGAGAACGTCTGCACTTCATACATCCGCTTCTGGTCATTCGCCAGTCGAGTCACAACAAACGGGTAGTCATCGTATCCATTGAGAAGCTCATGCTTTGCATAGCCATCAGTAGTGGGATGGAATACGGTGCAGTAGATGCCCTCGGAACCATCCTCCTCGTCGATCAGACGCTGGTAGCCATAGACCACCATAACAAGGTCATTGTCATCAGTGATAGGCAGACGCGTAACGGTTTTTACGCTCTCGCCGTCGAGATACATGGAGTCTTTCCCGCGAAGGTTGGAGATAGCGTGATCGACCCACTTCCTGTCCCATCCCTCATTGGTAACTTTTTTCTCAAGCTCCTGAGCAGTCAGGAACGTGCGCCAAAAGATGTATGGAGCGCGTTGAGGGTCGGAAACATACGGAGGGAAGATTACTTCTCCATCCGGGGCGCACGAATAAACAATCGGGCAATCAACGGTTTGACGAGGGAGTGGGATTTCAGCCATCCCAGTCTTCCGCATATCTCGGATCGCCTTCTTAGCGCGTTTGTTCGACAGGTCGGGGAATCCTTGTTGGATCAACCCCGTGAGCATCTCGTCATCGTTCCCATCAATAATAAGGTTCGCTAGATCAGGGGATTGTTGGGCAATTTGGTCGATGGTGACTTGTTGCAGATATGTTCTTTTTTCTCGTTTCCATCCAACATAGGATACCATAATCCCCTTCTCTAGCAAATAGTTCGCACCCAACTCCATCTGGTTCTTGAAGTCAGGAATATAGGTTGAGCGCATCCACTTGAGGAACGACGACACAACAGAAGCTCGCGGCATTGATGCCATAGACGTTGGAAACGCCTTGATGTGGCTGCGCTGAAGGGCTTGGTCGAACAGAGACACATACATATCAATCCGCTCGCCAACCACGTTAACCTCTTGATCTGAAGCACCTTGCCACGGGAATGCGTTTGCTCCGTTCTTGCGAAGATCGTCAGACTTGCCGTCCCAGATATTGCGCCGATCATTATATGACCTCAAGCAAGACTCAAAATAGTATTCAAGATCAATCAGGCAAGTATCATACGCATCAGTTAACGCATTAACGTCTGGCTCTTTGTCAGCGTAAATAAGGGATTCGTCCTCTAGTTCTAGTGATTCAGTCATGATGCGTATTCGTAAAAGTCTTCGGGGTCGGCAGATACTAAGCACACTTTGATGCGTTTGCCAACAAGTTTATTTGATAGGCGGGAAGGGCATTTTACCGGAACCGCTAGCCCATCCATGCGGACGATAACCCAGCTTGGGTTGTTGCAGACACGCATAACAATGAAATCATCATCAATTTGCTGCTCGATAAGGCTATCAAGACTGCATGGTGACTCGTCAATAATTAGCGTTTTCTTTGCAGGTCGCCCCCGTTTCGCTGCTTTAGCTGCTTGTTTTTTCATACTAGTATCCTCCAGACCCGTGAGTTGTAACAAATGATTGGCTATTGTCAACGTGATCGAGATTTGCAATGGCTGCGTAGCGACAAACATCAATTGGATCTTTCCACGCTTCTTTAAGCCCACCTTCGCCAGTGTATTCGCTGAGTGCTTGAATGATATTCTCGCAGTCGCTGCTGACGTAGAAATGCGGTCTGTTAACGGAATCCAAAGGTCGAGCGGTATCCCATGACATCTTGCCGATCAATGCTTGAAGCCCATCGTCGATATCAAGCCCCGGTGCAGGGATACAAACCATTCCTGATTCGCTTAGGTCTTCAATGATCGAGGAGGAACCGTCTTGCGCTTGGTATTTTGCGGCTCCAAGGCGGGGGTCGATCAATCGCTCAAATATCTCCTCGTCGCCCTCCATCTCTTGAATTGCCTCGATGTAGTCACGAATACCAAAGCCTTGCCCCTTAGCTCCCGGCCCCGGCATCCACTTGCCGCTTTTCCATTCCGCCCAGTCGCCAACGTCAACTCCCGGCCACTCACGGTAAACCCAGAACGTCCCGCTCTCGTCAATGGCAATCCAGCACATGAACCAGTTCTTCGCCCCAGCAGGGTCAATAACGTGATAGCGCGTGATGTTTTTGGTCGGGATAGAGGACGGGGGAACCACGTTTACAACCTTGTTAAACTTGGGGAACTTGGTTGCATGGGACTTCATTGGAACCCCGTAGGCGCGGATCAGAATCTCCTCCCGTGTGCGTCCTGACAGCGTTTCTTTAATGCGCTCGTATCCGCCAAAAGCATTGTCCTGAGAGTGGAAGTAATGAACTGATGCGTTTAGCTTTTTGGACCGCTGGACGTATGGAACCAACTCACCATTAAGGAGTTCCGCTGGTCTTGACTCGATAGTTGTCGCCCCATCAAGATACTCTTTGATGACCTCTGTCCAACCGTCAATCGGAGTGAACGTGACGAGCATCTTGGCATTTCGCGTAGCTAGCCGGAACCTAAGCGTGTTAATCAACTCTGGCCCCAAAAGGTATTCATCTGCCCATACACCGATGTTGTGCCAGACTGGATTCTTAGACCCAAGTTCTGCGCCTTCCAGAATTGTCGGATTGTTCTGATACTGGGAATACGTTTTGAAAATGATTTGAGAACCGTTTGGAAGAATCAACGATGAGTCCGTGAAGCCAGTCTTCTTCTTGTAAGAGATGTAGGTGTTCGCGCTTGTCTGCTTGGTCTTGAGGTTCTCTGGCAACCAGTCCCACACTGCGCTCTGCTGCTGGCGAATGCTGACCTCGGAAGTCTGAGCGAAGCAGAAGATTTCAGACTTCGGGTTCTCGATAGCCGCACGGACAACTGAGAACGCACCCCACTGCGTCTTTCCCGAGTTGTGCGAAATCACCCCGGCGGCAACATAGTTGTTGTAGATTGGAACGTGGAAATCCCATACCACATCATCACGGAGGTAATCGACGGAAACAATCTTGACAAGGTTTTGATCGGGGCTATTGTCCCTGCATGCCTCAAAACATAAATTACCCCGTAGAGTTGATAAGGTCTTACATCCAACAAGGAGAGACGCAAGATTCGATAGCCAAGAAACTAGTTGATGCTGGATACGACAAAAGGATAACCGCAAAAGCGATTTACAAGGTTTGCCGTAAGCACTCGATAAAATGTCAACGGACTGGTCCTCGCGCTGGTGAAGGTCATCCAGAGTGGAAAGGAGGAAGGATTCTGAACAAATCTGGTTACGTTGAAATTTATCACCCCGATCATCCAGCTGTTCAAGAGAAGAATCAAAAACGCCTTGAGAAAAGCAATGGGAAGTATTTCCGCAAAGAGAAATACATGCTTGAGCATCGCCTAATAATGGAGAAGGAAATCGGGCGATACTTGAAGCCAGAAGAGGTTGTTCATCATGTTGACGGGGACACGCAAAACAACGAACCAGAAAACCTTGAGCTTTTCCAAAATAATGCCGAACACTTGCGAGAAACTTTGAAAGGGTGCGTTCCAAATTGGACAAAACAAGGTAATCGAAACATTGAGGCTGGTCGGACACTAGAACATCGCCGTTACCTAGCGATCCTAAGGAACGCCATCCGTCGGGAGTCAGGAGCAAATGAGCCTTTGAGCAAAAGAGAACTTGCCCGTTACTTAAGGAGACTTGGTAAATCCCCGAAACAGGCTTGTGAAATGGTTTCTCTGCACGCGCTACCACCGTTTGACGACCGTCCCAAGCATTGACATAGAAATCCGATTTAATCTGATCGACCCTTTTGTAGCAATCTGCAACTGGGTCATAGATTTCTTGTTCAGCCCCAAGACAGCGATTTCCACCTAGCGCAAGGATCTCGTTGACCTCAAACAGTTGCTCTTCAGCCTTGCTCCAATGAGGGAGCCTGAACCCGTAGTGATACGGGTCTTTTTCAGCGTTCTCAATCGCCTCATGGTAAACCGAATGAAGCCCGATTAGCTCATCAGGCTCCATTTGCACCATCTCCTCATCGGTGGGTGGGGTGAGGATTGCGTGTTTCCGCCAAATCATAGGATCTCGGCTTCGATTGCGTCTTCCTTGATCTTGCTGGCGATACGGGCTTTGGCATCAAAGATCATTTTGGCAGCGTCATCTAGGCTAGCTCCCTTGCGATGCTCCACGATTGAGGATGCCATTCCGGTAAGTTGCGCCGCCTTGTCGGTAAGGATACCCACCGTTACCGCCAGCTTGTCCGGGCTGATCTTAGCAAGCTCCTCTGGATTATCAAACAGTTGTTGGGAACGCTCAAAGAGCAGGTCTGTGTAGTCTTGCGCTGCAATCGCGTATCGCATCGAGAACTCCTTGCGTTTTGTCTCCAGCGTGTCGTTATGCCGCCATTGCAGGCCCCTGATGGTCTCTCTGCCGAGTCCCGTCTTCTTTTGGATGTCGGTTATCCTCGCGCCTTGTGCAGCCAGCCACAAGGCCATTGCAGCCTTGTTTGGGGCATAGTGTTCGACGCAGTTTGAAGGGTTCAGCTTTGCACGTTCCTTAACCTCAAGAAACCACGCGGACTTGTCTTCTCGCTCGTCAACGTATTCTGCCTTTAGCTTATCGTTGGGATCAATTGGTGTTGGTTCCGAAGTCACTTGGAGTTCTTAGCCTTTCTTTTTAAGAAGCGCAATCATTTTTTGGATTTGACTCCAAAAACTTCAGGAACTAGTTCACCATTACGGTTGAACCTTGGCGACTGAGGCATCAGGTTGTCACGGATGCTGTAATAAGAGCTTGGACCAAACGGAATCACAACGTCACCACTGGTCTTGATTGCGCTTTGGATTCTGTCAAATGCGAACGTCCTGAAAATTCCAGTAACTTTATCTGGAGAAACCTGCGACATGAGCGGGTTGGTTTTCAGCTGCCTTTTTGTCTGCAACCCAAGAACAGAGTTAATAAAGTTTTTACGCCGCTCCCAATTTTTAGGATCAACGCTTTGATAATACGCGTCGGTTGACTTACCCGAGTTCTGAATCTCGACGGACTTTTCAATATCCTCCAAGATAGATTTACGAGTCAGCCCAAGTTCTTTTGAAATGTCGTTTTTCAATGCCCTTGTGACATTCTTCTCAAGCTGGCGAAGATCCATTGACTCAAGATATAAACGCCCTTTCTTCAGAACCCACTTAGTAGGAACAACATACCCTTCAGCAATTCCTTCAACTTGAACAGAACGACCTTGCCTGAATGGTTTGTTTGTAACAAGAAGTCCGTGTTTTTGTGACGCGTCTAGTGCGTCTTGCAAAAACAATGCTTCTCCAAACCTGCCATCATCAATTACACCAGATTCTTCCAACGATTTAAGGTGATCTGCCGTAAGAACCCCCTCTCCATTTCCATTTTTATCTGGAATCAAAACGCCATCTGGCAGTTTCTCGCCACGGTCAACAAAACCTTTATTGACCTGCTCAATAACAGTATTCGCTTTGTAGTGACTTGGGTTGTCGGATTTGACATCAACAATCTCCTGCGGTCTTGCGGCCCTTGGCTTTCCAGATGTTTCCCGATACATCTGGCGAACCATAGACTTCACTTCTGGAATTTCACGAAATCCTTCCGCAAGCAATCCAGTTCCCATTACCATGCGTCCGGTTGCATCGGTTGCCCCACCCAGCTTAAAGTGCAAACCCTTAACAATGGGTGTAACATTAAAAATGGTCCTGAAGGTGCTTTCTACATTTCGCCGCAATGGCGTTTTTCTAGATTCTTTGTAAAGATTGCCCTTCAACGTGTCTTCAAGAAGAGTCTTTACACCTTGGTCCGTGAAATATTCAACGGCTAGTTCGCTCAAGTTGGATGGAGCAAGACCGTTTTGTTCTCGCAGACTGTTGTATTCTTTCGACCACGCGCTGAACTCGGCGTCAAGCGTCCCATCAACATTGCGAACTAAACCAGACCTTGTTTCGTCGCCAAGCATTCTTGACACGATAGCAGCATCATTTTGCCAAACGTGCTGAATCATGTGTCCCGCTTCGTGCATAGCTACTTCCTTGAGGAATCCAACTTTGTCATTGATGTTCACAACCGCCCTGCGACTTGCCGGGTCAAAGAAGTTGTTGCCTGATTCGGTAATATCCCACTTGAACATTCCGGGATACGCGGCATCAATTCCAGAAATAGCATACCTGAAATCACGGTCTTTGAGCTTGTCAAAAGCAGCAACTTGATCCACGTCTAGTTTCTTGCGGTAATTGAACATCTGATCAGCATTCACCTGATCCATGTTTTTCTTGCCGCCAATCAACCTTCCAAGAGAACCAAAGATAAGCGCATCACGTCCAGCCCGCTTAACAGTGGTTTCATCAACGCCTTGATCGTTGATCGCATTGTAAATAAGAGTCGCGGGAGCCGCTTGAGCAATGCCCTTTGACGCATTCACGACACCTCTTGCAAGGGGAGACGAGTAGTCACCAAGTGTTGCAACAGCGCGGCCCAGTCCCCCAACGCTCTCATTTGCGGCAACACGCCTAAAGAAAGGAGTTGAGCTAGCACGTTCAAGCATTTCTTCGCTCATAACGCGGCCAAAATTTCCAAGTTTACGCAAAATCTTTGGCGCAACAACAGTCCCCACTTTGATTCCTGCATAAGTTGCAAACGCAACTGGGTTTGTCAAAAAAGTAGCGGCTTGAATAATTCTTGGAATGCTGCTGTAACCCCCAAATCTTTCTGCTTTTCTAATGAATCTATTTACTCCAGCTATCCCTTCACCAAGTTTTTCAGCACCGATAGCAATACCCTTTGTCGCGCCGGATGCAACTTGGCGAGTCATGTCTCCAGCAGTTTTGATTGAATCAATCCCGATTTCGGTCTTGTTTGCAAAATCGCTGATATTTTTTATGCCGTCATCAATCTTGCCGATTTGAGAAGCGATTTCATCAGATTGCGAAGTAAGAACATTGAGCTTGTTGGTTAACTCTAGAGACTTTGCCTGATCGCCTATTTTGACGGCATCATCAAGTTGACCTGAAACCAACAACGCATCATCGGAAATCTTCTGTGCCGCAGCAGTTGCCACGCTCTTTGCATTAGTCAACCTCCGTCCTTGAGCGACAGCAACAAGCCCTTGTTCTGCTTTTCTTGTGGCGTCGGCAATGCGGATCATCTTGAAACCAGTAGCCAACCCAGCAGTTGCTAGTCCCACGGCTAATCCCGGAACATCGCCACCAGCCTGCCCTACTGACTCGTAGTTGTTCATTGCCTCCGTGAATTTCTTGTCACCATCTTCGTCTCCGTATTGGGTGACGTAGTTTTGCCGAGTCTGCTCAACAACATTTGCCACTTCTTCGCCAGCACCAACAATTCCAGCAAGTTCAGCAGCACTTGTGTTGCGAAGAGTTCGGTCAAGCATTTCTGTTTGATACCGCTCCTGATTGTCTCTGCGATCTACCTCTTCTTTTGACATCAAGCCAGCCGCCTCAAGAATCGGCAGCAGTCCGACATCTTGTCCAAAAACATTTGTCTTTGCGATTGCGGTAGCTGTTTTCTGCATGCTTAAACCGGCCCCTTTAACAAGCCCACTTACCGCTTGTGCCTGAGCCGCCTTGACCTCTTCTATTGGCTTGCCGGAAAACGTCCCTCTGAGCAAAACGTCAGCACCTGCACCGAATCCTTTCAAGCCCTTCCACAGCTCGGTAAAGATTCCATCCTCAGATTCTTCTGGTTTATCAAGGCCAGCTTTGCGGCGAATTGCGTAGATTTTCTCTTTTTTGGGATTCTCGCCCAAGGTCATCCCGTTATCAACCCACTCAGCCGTATTAAATAGCTCTTCGTCTGGAGTGGTGAAGGCAACTCCCTTCTCTGTAAGCGCACCATCTTTAATTAAGCCACGTTCCTCCATCAACAAATAATCACTGCCAAGGGGAGTTGCTTCTCCATCAGAGTCAAGCAATCCACGAGCTTTCATACCCTCTTCTGTGGCAAACTCTGGGATTTGGTATTCAGGCGCAACAATTCTAGGATCGCTCAGTTCAAGCTCTCTCCAATTTGGTGGTTTGGCAGCATCCTTCCGAGCCTGTAAATTGCCTTGCTCTTTTTCAAGATACTCAAAAATAGCACCTTTTTCAAGTTTGCTGGTCTCTGGATCTACCTGCTCGTCTTCTTGGTTTTCCATTTCACTTAATTTTTGCCTTGAGCAATTCAGTTTTTGTCTTTGGTGTCGCAGTCTCTTCGGTCGATGATGCTTTTGGTTTGGCTAGATTAGCCATTGCCTCGCTAATCATTTTCTCTGAACTGCCTTCTGGGATTTTCCCAAGACTTTCAGCACGACGAATTGAGTTAGCAAAATATGACCTGAGCCTGTTTAATTCTTTAGCGGCTGCTTCATCTGAAATATATGTGTCCTCTAGTTTTGTCGCCGCTGATTTGGCTACGGCGAATTCCGCATCAGACATAGAACCTAATCCTTGGAATTTCCTCATGCTGTCAGTAGTGGCTAATGAAACTATTGCCTTTCTTGATGCTTCAGCATCTCTAGCCTTGGTTCCCGGCAACCACTTGAATCCAGCTTTTGCCCCGAAAACACCCGAAAATCCGGGTGAAGATGTCAACTCGTTTATTGTTTTAATTGCATAAGAAGCGTCACCAGCCGCTCTCAATGCTGCTTCACTACCTGCTAATTTAACCTCGTTACTCTTGCGTTCTTCTGCTTCTTTTAAAAGTTTTTTTTCATCTTCTGCTCGCTTAGTAGCCAATGGTTGTCCAAGAAGTTTAAGTGCTTCCTCTGGCTGCCCTGTTCGCCTTAGTTCTAAAGCAGCGGAAATCCGATCTTTTGAAATTTCGACTCCAGCTTCCTCGCTTTCTTTTACCGTTTGGGCCGCTTGTATATCCGCCGCTGTTTGTCGAGCTTTAGCCGCATCAGCAGATTCAAGTTTTTTTTCTGCGTCCTGAATGTATTTATTGTATTTCGCCTGCAACGCCTGAGCTTCGCGCTGAGGTATAAATTGCCCGGATTGATATCCAAGCTCCTGTTTTAAGTAAGTTCCAAAGTCCATTATGAATTTATGTAATTGTTCTGTTAAGGAACGGTGTATCCATCCGCTTGACCTTGAGGACCGCCTGAAGCGGGTGGCGCAGCAGCACGGTTGGCGGCAGCTTGACGGATACCCATTTGTTGGGATTTCAACAACATGTTCAAAGTGTTTTCAATCTCACTGCCAATAGTTGACGCATTGATCCCTTGTTCATAAAGGCTAATGTTCGGATCGTTAAGCAATGCTTTCTGTGATTGGAGTTGTTCTGCCAATCCCGGCATTTTATCTCCAAAAAGATTGATTGCTGAATCAATTCGGCTTTCTGTGGATTTCTTTAACGCGTTGATTTGCGATTCTTCTTTTTTTCTTTTGGTGTAGTCTTCAGCTAGCCCTTTAATGGTTGAGCCAATCTGGCCTCCAAGGTTAGCCATGCTCTGACCTTGAATGTCAGCAGCGCGGGTAAAGCCTGAGTAGTCCTGAACGAACAGGCGCGGGTCAACGGATGATCCTAATAGTGCCATAATTTAGTCTTTCATGTAGCTGAGTTTTTCTTGGTCCGCCCAAGGGACAAGAGATGAAATGTTTTCAATAGTCATATTGAGTTTTGGGCAGTGAACAAACTTAGGAGACTGTGGATTCCGATTGATGCAACTAGTGCATGCGTGAACATAATCAACATTATGGAGTTTGTCCACCTTCTCGCCCCAAACGCCATCTAGTTTTTCGTAACGGTCTGAATCGTATGGGACATTGTTACTTTCAATGTATTCCCAGATATCCGCATGAGTCCAGTCTTGAAGCGGAAACATCATGGTCGCTTGCTCCATAAGCACCCTAGATTCAATCCGTGTTCCAGCATCTCCTCCAAGAATTGGATCAGAATCGCAACCTTTGTGGCCGATCCATAAACAATCAAATTCAGGGACTTCAAGATAGTGTTGTTTTGGACGCTTCAGAATATCCAAAGCACAAACAAATTTGCTATTGTTTGTTGGTTCAGTGATTCCGGTTGGACAAGTTAAGATGGTTGAGTTTACTTTGTAGTGATTCTGAACTTCCCATTCGTCCCCTTCTTGTTGGAACGCGGACTGATATGGATGCCATGAATAAATAAGCAGCTCCCAGTCTTGGGTGATCTTATCGTGAAACTTGTATTTAGATGGTTGCCATGGTTCACGAAAAAATACCAATGGCAAATCAATTCCCATATCACGCATGATATGCAACAATACCATGCTGTCCTTGCCTCCAGACCAACAAATCATTCCTTTTGGGAAGTGTTTTGCGCCAGATGCAATTAGCTCTTTTGTTTTTTCAAGTTTTGTCATTAAATAAGTGCCGCTCCTGCTGCTGTGCCACCCATTGCACCAAGTCCTCCTGCAATACCACCAACAGCAGATCCAATACCACCAAATAATCCTGATGAATAAGATGCTTGAGATTGTGCATTAGCGGCTTGAGCTTGAAGCATGTTTTGTCTTTGGGCTGCTCCAAGGTTAAGTCCCGTGTCTGGGTTAATCAAGCCCGGAGTCCCGCGACCGATCTGCCCCATGCCCATTCCAAGCATTTGTTGCCCAGATTGATACGAGAGCGGTTGCTGACTTAGCAGAGCAAGGCCCGGTTGGGTATAAAACCCTTGAGCGGCGTTATACGACTGATTGGCAGCTTGAGCAGCTTCAGCGCGTTTGCGAGCCATAACGTCCTCACGCCCCATCGCTTCGCTGACAATGCCAAGGTTGCCTCCAAGCCGTCCAGATGCTTGAAACCCTTCACGCACTTGCTGTTCATAACCCCGGCGTTCTTGTGGACTGACTCCCTGAGCAGCCGCCCTAGCGCGTTCAGCTTCCTGAGAGAAGCCTTGAACCACTGCCGCTTGTTCTGGCGAAAGACCCTCCATAACACCACGGGTAAGCGGTGCTTGACCAGCCATTTGGCCTAGTTCGCCTTCACGCGCTGCTCCCAGTTGTTGACCTGCTTCTTGCGACGCCATCCGGCTAAGCCCAAACAAGCCTTCCTGACCACCAACGCCACCTAAAAAGCTAGAGATGTCTCCAAGGTTCAGCCCTTGAAACTCTGGACGAAACTGCTTTTCAAATCCAAGGACTTGCGGAAGCGCACTACCATAAGCTGATACGAATTTTCCAATGTCCGCACCATAATCTGCCGTTGGTGCTTTGACTTTTTTAGGCTTACTTCCCATATTCTTGTATTATTTGAGTTTCGAGTAAAATTGTTGCATGTCGTATGACCTTATCCGAGGAGAATTCTTAAACTCACGCCGGAATGCGATGTGTTCAAAGTCATTGCGGAACTTTCTAAGAGCTTTCCGCATGTCACCAGCGCACATGGTGACAAAGAGTGTGTTGGAATGGTGAACTTCACAGGCTTGCTCTGGAGACTCTTCTTGCGAGTAGAAGCATAAGGCAAAGCATTCAGCGTCAGAAATGACAACACCAAAGCATAGGTGCCAATACAAAAGTTCGTGAAAGTCTTCGCCATATATCTTTATTGCTTCTCCTAAGTGCTTGTTCATTTTTATTCGTAAACGATGTTAACGGAGCCACCGTCAAATACATCTGTTCCGTTTGTGGTCGTAAGTCTTATTCTGTCTAATGTGCCAGATAAAGTTACGTTTCCACCACCAGATAAAACGAAATTATCAGACCCGTTAAATAATCCGCCAGAATGAGAAGCAACCCATTGGTTTCCTGATATTTTGACAAACGTTATAACCAGATACCTAATGTCATTAGCACTAGTTCCACTCAATCCAAATCCAGTTGATGAAAACCCACTTATTGTGGAGGTTGATCTAAATAACCCGTGATAACTTAAATACCCGGATACACTAAATCCAGACGAATCTCCAAGTTGGACGATTGGAATTGATCCCCCGTTTGTGCTAAAACCAGATATAACAAGTGAAATCCTTTTAACCCAAGAGGGGATTCCTGTAAAGTCAACAGTGGTTCCACTTGTTGTTGTTTTTGCCGTTTCCAAAGTTAATGGTTGACTTAACTTTGATGGTGTCACATTGGAGTCAGCAATCTTTCCAGTCGTCACGTTCAAATCTGCAATCTTGGCAGTGGTGACATTTAAGTCTTTGATTGAAATTGCTAGGACAGAATCTGCTGCCATCTCACTCGACGTAATTCCTTGTGTGCGAACCTTCAACTGGCCGGAAACGATATCAAGGGTAGTTCCGAAGATAGCGTCAGTCGTCATCGTCGTTTGATCGATGATATTATTCATCTTCGTGCTAGTGATTGTGTCAGTAGCTGTGAAAGTGTAAGTTGTATTGACTGCGCCCATACTTTATTTCTGTGAAATGATTTGTCTATTCGTCACTGACCCAGCAACTTTTACTGAATTGATCTTGGGTGATCCGATAGTTCTTGTCAAGATCATAGTTCCCGTGTAACCACGGATTCCAGCCAGCCTGCACCTAATACTTGCCGTCTCAGCTTCATTCGGAGTGCTTGGAGCAAGAACTTCTCCACCAAGGAACTGGGTAGTCGTTCCAATCTCGGATGCGTTGTCTGGATCTTCAGCAGCGAAGGAAATAAGATACTCTCCAGAGTCACCAGCAAGATTTTGCATGATGATTTGAGCATCTGTGAACCTTTTACGATCCATGCTGCCTAAATCATATCCCCGAGTCGTAAGCGACGAGTTGATTGTTGGCGTTACAAGTGATCCCCCCACGTTTGACACGTTAAGTCGATCAACTGAGCTATCAACAGCATCAATTTGATGCAAGCCGCCATTGCCAGTCACGGCATAAAGCTCGTTTCTAATACCGGCGCCACCAGTAATGAAGTTTTTAATCAAGAATCGCGAATCACCATAGGTATCAAGCGACTCCCAACCACTATTCTTAAAGTTATACACCAAAATTGAGTTGTTTCCAACTGCATCATTGGCACCAACAGCGGAATCTAGGGCAACAGCAAGGTAGTATCGGTTATCAAACAGGATTCCTACCGCATCTTCCGCGTAATTCTTGTTGATCCGGTCGATGTATGGCTGAATGTCACGAGAGAGAGGCTCTTCAGAACCACGAAGGTTGTAATCATTGAGGAATTCAATGGAATACACCCCATCGTCTGACAGGAACATCATCATGTTGCCACGCATGACAACAGATTTGCGTGCTAAACACCCAACTTCGGACGTAAGTTCTTTAACGGTAACGTCAAGAAGGCTCCCCTGGGTCCCTTTCACTAAATGAAGACTGTTTCTATTTAGGACAACAAGTCCATCGTCATAGAAACCGTGCATTCCAACAACAAAATCCGCTGTTCCACCACTGATGCGGAACTGGTTTTCGATTTGATCGAATGTCGTCGTATCAAGAATGTCTGATACGGCAATCTCGTCTGTGATCTTTCTGCTGGTGTATGTTACATCATCGTAATCGCCAGACTGGTCGTAGTAATACGGAACCCACAAACGTCGTTGGAAGTGGATACCCCAAGGTGCACCGGGTTGGTGCATAAACCCACCACCAACGCTAAATCTACCCCCGAATTCAAACGTATCAGATGTAGTGTTAGTGTTGTAATTACCCACTGGAGCATACCACTTAATTGAGGTAGTTGTCGCAGTTACAACTTGGTATTCTTTGCCGACCATTTCGGCAAAATCAGGAGTTGTTGCTTGGCGAACAATAATAATGTCTCCACTCTTAACTGTGACATTACCAGCTACCGTTGCAGTTACTAAACCACTCACCACATCCACATCTCTTTCCGTGATGTTAAATGTTTGAGGCTGAGTGTAAGCTCCGCCCGGAGAAAGCGTGAACCCATCAGTGGCAGTGGCTACACTTACTCCAAACGCAAAGTTCTGGCTGGTGGTGAACACATAGGTAAACGTGTCCTGATCGACTACTGATGCGACCGCAAACGTCCCATTTGCAGGAGTTCCACCAGTAAGGCCAGCAATCGTGATGCTTGTCCCAACCAGCAGTCCGTGCTCGCGCACTGACATCGTTACGGTAGTCGTTCCAGCTTGTGATGCTGACAAGATAGGCCTTCCATTTGGATACCACTCAAATGCTTGTTGCTCATCACGGAATAGCATCACCTTGTCGAACACTTGAATCATCTCAGTATCACCACCAAGCGACTGCCCAGATGGATACGGGATGTCAGTAACAGCAAAAGTAGCCAAGTCAATTTTCTTAGCAACTGTGTCCATTGCCACAATTACGTATTCCTTGTTGCTCGTATTCGGATCACTAAACAAGCACGAAGCCCTTACGTTGGCATTGGCATTGTCGTTAATTGGCATCTGCGACAGTGTGCCGGAAACGTCAGTTGGAGCAGTAGTAACACCAGCAATCGCGTAGCTTAGCGTGTTGGCATCGACATAAGTAAGCAAGTAGCTTCCATTAAACGAAGCATCTAATCCAGCAATCGTAGCCCACCCAGAGCTATCAACGGCAAACCCATGAGCTGCCACAGTAATCCGCACAGTCCCAGTGACAGGGATTGTTACATTGGAGATGGTCTTAGCAGAATCAATCAAGTAGAATGGTAACTGCAATGGAGTCTGTCCAGTGGTCAACGCACTCGTCTTTTCAACCACTCCTTTACGTGGCTTCCAATACCCCTCCATGCGCCCATTCAACGACTCCCTTACCTCGCCCTCTTTGAGCTGGTTAAGTTGAAGTCTTTGATTTACGCTAAAGAACCCACGATCAGCAGTCTCGCCAATCGCTGAATCCATCGCGCTACCACTCTGGGCAAACTGGGACATTACGCGTAGTAAACGATCACCACACCGGATGTCAGGATCACTTGGCTGAAGTCACCGCCAATACCCAAGCCCGCAGGAAGGGTAATGGTCTGCAACCTTGATGCACCAGTGATGCTCCCAGACGCACTAGCCACAGTAGCCAACACAGCGTCATTGACCACCTGAATCCAGCGGATCTTGCCAGTGTAAGTAGTTGCCGCAGTGGAAAGCACAATGCCTCCACCTTGACCCTGTAAATCATATGCAAC